GAGTTCATAGTGATACGTCAGATTTATCAGATAAAGTTAAATTAAGTTTCAGTTGGGGTTCACCTGATAGCAAAACTATATGGTGGGAACCTAAAAATTATAAAAGAGTTAAAGTAGTAAAGTTTTATGAAAGTCGTATGAATCGAACAGTGAAATGTAGTAAAATAAAAATGTTAACTATAAAGGAAAGAATACGATTATTTTTAAAGAACAAAAAGGCAGAAAATATTATTAAATATGCCTGTGCAAATGAAAGTGAATGTAATAAAGTTTTAGAAAGAACGATAGATAAACCAAGTCTGTATAATGTAGGTAGACTACATTCTACTTGGAATCCATCAAACAAGGGTAGATGGACTTTATCTTTTATATTAGGTAAGAAAAAAGATATGAAACCATTACATTTTATTGAGTCGTTGAATTATTTTAGAGATTATTTAGAAAAGGAGTGAAAATGGGTGTTAATATAATGAAATTCACAGTACCAGGTATTGTGTTTAAGACAAGAGTAAGAGATGAAAGTGTTAAAGGGTCTAATCCATATAGATGGCAAGATGTAAATTCTAGAGATTTATTTAAAAATAAAACATCTTTAGTGGTTGCTTTACCTGGTGCATTTACACCTACTTGTTCTACATATCAGTTACCTACTTATGAAAAAATGTATGATGAATTTAAAGATCAAGGTATTGACGAAATATATTGTTTATCAGTAAATGATGCATTTGTTATGCATAAATGGGCAGAGTCTTTAGAAGTAAAAAAAGTAAAAATGTTACCTGACGGGAACACTGATTTTACAAGACAAATGGGTATGCTTGTTAAAAAAGAAAATTTAGGTTTTGGTTATAGGTCTTGGAGATATGCAACACTAATAAAAGATAATATAGTAGAAGTAATGTTTATTGAAGAAAACATTGAAGACAACCACGGACCAGACCCGTATGAAGTATCAAAACCTGAAAACGTTTTAGAATGGTTAAAAAACAATAAGGAGTAAAAAATGGCAGATACAGTATCAGTATTACAAATAGCAGATACTTCTGGTGTAAAATATGTAACTAAACTTACAAATATATCTGATGGTACAGGAGAAAGTTTAGTTGAAAAGATTACCGCCGCTGATGAAACATTTATGACTGCTGATGGTAATAGAAAAATAGCAAGAATAAATTGGTCAATCAATACACTGAATAGAAATGGTGCAGTTGAATTATTATGGGAAGGTGATACTAATGCAACTGCTTGTGTATTGTCAGGTCAAGGTGTTTGGGATTTAAGAACACCTGGTAATGAAATTACAAATAATGCAACTACACCTACCGGGGATTTACTTTTATCAACAAAAAACTTTTCAAATGGTGACAGTTACACAATTGTTATCGAGTTTAGGTGATAACTTTTATAAATAGTAGTTATTAGAGAGAGAAAACTATGAAACTAATATCAGAAGAAATACAAGACGCCGAATATTTAATAGAAAATGCTAATGGTAAAAAGAACTATAAGATAAAAGGTGTATTTTTACAAGCAGATATTAAAAACAGAAACGGCAGAGTTTATCCCAAAGAAGTAATGATCAAAGAAGTTAATCGTTACACAAAAGAATTTGTTGACAAGAAAAGAGCATTTGGTGAGTTAGGGCATCCTGACGGACCAACTGTTAATCTTGAAAGAGTTTCACATATGATTACTAACTTACAACAAGATGGTACAAATTATATTGGTGAGGCAAAAATAATGAATACCCCTTATGGTAAGATTGTAAAAGGTCTTATAGATGAAGGTGCCCAACTTGGTGTATCATCAAGAGGTATGGGTTCATTAGAACAAAGAAATGGTGCTAACTATGTAAAGTCTGACTTTATGTTAGCAACTGCCGCCGACATTGTAGCAGATCCTTCTGCACCTGATGCCTTTGTGCAAGGTATTATGGAGAATAAGGAGTGGGTTTGGGACAATGGTAGATTGGTGGAAAGAGATGTTGATGTTTGGAGAAAAGAAATTCGAAGTGCATCAAGTAGAAAATTAGAAGAAAAGAAGTTGGAAATTTTTGAGAATTTTCTCAAAAATCTCTAGTATTATAAATAATTGTTAAAAAACGAAAGTTTTGTTCTTTAAAGGAGATTAATATGACTGAAGAAAATAAAAAAGTCGTGGCGATTGAGGAGATTGAAAAAGAGTTAGAAGAAAAAGCAAACCCTCAAGCAGATGCTCCGAAAAAGAATGCTGTGGCGCCAGAAGGGTCAAACATTGCATCAATGGCAAAGTATGATGATTTAGGGTCGCCTGTTGTAAAACCAACAGACAGCAATCCGGACGCCACAAAGAAATCAAAGAAAGCACAGGACCAAGTTAATGCAAAAGCACAAGACGGAGACCCTAACGAGTCACCTGATACTGAGAAAGGTGTTACCAAAGTTTCAACACCTGGTCAGAAAGAAACAATTAAGGCACAGAAAGATCACGAAATGATTAATAACAAAATGAAAGGCGAAACTTATGAAGAAGAAGTACAACCTGAAGATGTTATTGATGTGTCTGCTGATGTTGATGCTCTTGTAAAAGACGAGGACCTATCAGAGGAATTTAAGAATAAAGCAACTACTATCTTTGAGGCGGCGGTTAAAGCAAAAATCAACGAACACAAAGAAAAGTTAAATGCTGAATTCGATAAAAAGTTAAACGAAGAAATAGAAGTTGAAAAAGAAAAACTATCTGAAAAAGTTGACACTTATTTAACATATGTTGTTGAAGAGTGGATGAAAGAAAACTCTATTGCTATCGAAAGAGGCATTAAGGGTGAGATAGCAGAAGACTTTATTTCTGGTCTAAAGAAACTTTTCGAAGACCATTACATTGATGTACCTGATGAGAAGTACAACGTACTTGAAGATCAAGCATCAAAGATCGAAGAGTTATCGAAGAAGTTAGACGAGCAAATTCAAAAGAATGTTGAACTAAAAAAAGACAACGGTAATTTTAAGAGAAATGACATTATAAATGAAGTTTCTTCTGACCTTGCTGATTCTCAAAAAGAAAAGTTCAATAAACTTTCTGAAGAAGTTGAGTATTCAAATGAAGAAGAATTCAAATCAAAATTAAACACTATTAAAGAGTCTTATTTTGGTAAGAAAGAAACTTCATCTGATATTGATGATGTAGCGGTCGGCGATAATACTGCTGTAGATAGTGCAGAGTTGACAAATTCTATGGCAAGATATACCGCCGCTATAAGTAAAACCAAAGACATTAAGTTGTCAAAAACAAATTAGGGAGAGATAATAATGTATTTATCTGAAACATACGAAAAGAAATGGCAACCAGTCTTGAATCATCCCGATTTACCAGAAATCAAGGATTCTTATAGACGTGCCGTTACTTCAGTGATCTTGGAAAACCAAGAAAAATCTATTAACGAAGACAGAGCATTCTTAAACGAGGCATCTCCATATGTAACTCCTGCTAACCAAACAGGTTCTAGTATCGATAACTGGGATCCAATTTTAATTTCGTTAGTAAGAAGAGCAATGCCAAATTTAATTGCTTATGACATTTGTGGCGTGCAACCTATGACTGGACCAACCGGATTAATCTTTGCTATGAGGGCAAGATATGACAGTCAGTCTGGTACAGAGGCACTATTTGATGAGGCAGATACAGACTTCTCTGGAAGAAACAAAGAAGGTTCATCTGTAGACGGTTTCTCAAGCACTGCACACGCAGGTACAAATCCAAAACTACTAAACGACAATCCAGCAGGAACTTATACTAAAGGTACTGGTATGACAACTGCCGCCGCTGAGGCATTAGGTGGAACTTCTGACAATACTTTTGCAGAAATGGCGTTTAGCATTGAGAAGTCCACTGTGACTGCTAGAAGTAGAGCATTAAAGGCAGAATACACAATGGAACTTGCTCAAGACTTAAAAGCAATCCACGGATTAGATGCAGAAACAGAATTAGCAAACATTCTGTCTGCTGAAATTCTTGCTGAAATCAACAGAGAAGTTGTAAGAACTATTTACATCAACGCAGAAATCGGTGCATCTGACTCAAGTTCAACTGCAATCGGTTCAGTAAGTGCAATCAACACAACCACTGCTGGTATCTTTGATTTAGATACAGACTCAAACGGTAGATGGTCAGTTGAGAGATTTAAAGGTCTTATGTTCCAAGTTGAGAGAGAGGCAAATCAGATTGCTCAAAGAACCAGAAGAGGTAAAGGTAACATCTTAATCACAAGTTCTGATGTTGCATCTGCACTTCAAATGGCAGGAGTTTTAGACTATGCTCCAGCATTAAACAACAACCTACAAGTAGACGATACTGGTAACACTTTTGCAGGTGTATTAAATGGTAGATATAAAGTTTATATTGATCCGTATTCTGCAAACAGTGCCTCAGCACAATACTTCGTAGTTGGTTATAAAGGTTCTTCACCATACGATAGTGGATTATTCTACTGTCCGTATGTACCACTACAGATGGTAAGAGCAGTTGGTCAAGACAATTTCCAACCAAAGATTGGTTTCAAGACTAGATATGGTCTACAAGCAAACCCATTTGCTGAAGCAGGTACAAGTGATGCCGCAGTGATTGATGGTTCTGGAAGTGCAAACTCCAACAGATATTACAGAAGAGTACAAGTAGCAAACTTAATGTAGTATTGCAAATCATATTGCTTAAAAAGGGTGTCTTTATGGCGCCCTTTTTTTTTGTTATAAATAGTAGTATGACAACATCAGGATTACAAAGACAACCTACTCAATTAGACTATGCAAGTCCTACTCAGTTTAAGTTTAATATGATTAAACTGCCTAAAGTAGAATACTTTTGCACAAAGGTAAATATACCAGGTATTCAATTAGGTGATACAACACAATCAACTAGATTTAAAGACGTGCCTATACCAGGTGATAAATTAGAATATGGTAGTTTTAGTATGGACTTTATAGTAGATGAAAATTTAGAAAATTATAGAGAGATACACGGTTGGTTAGTTGGTTTAGGATTTCCTACAAAACACAGTGAATACTCAAACTTATTAAGTTCTGGTTCAGATAGATTTCCAATATCACCTTCTTCTGGAACACAAGACGCAGGTAAAAACCCTAAAGGTAAAACACAAGAACAAGGACCTATTTTATCAGATGCAACTCTTTCAATATTATCAAGTAAAAATAATCCAGTTCTTGAAGTAAGATTTAAAGACGTTTATCCTAACAGTCTATCAGGATTAACTTATGATCAACAAGCACAAGATATAAGTTACCTTACAGCATCAGTTGGTTTTGAATATTTAATTTATGAATTTGCAACAACAGGAGCAACAACAACGACAGTGACAACTTCTTAAAAAACTTGACTTCTCAAGTATTTTTGTTATAATATGATATGTTTGATTTACCTAAAAATGATATAATATATGTTTCTTGTTCTGGTGGTGCTGACAGTTCATTACTACTATTTGAATTAACAAAATTTCACAAAGAAAGAGATATAAGACCCATTCACTTCTACAAAGAAGATGTACCATTATACATTCGTAAAGAAAAAATGAACAAGATTTTTAATCTTATTACTAAATTAAACAAGTATACATTTAAAAGTGTGTACTACAGAAAAACTGATAGTGAAAATTATTTAAATATAACTATG